TTTTTTTTTTTTTTTTTTTTTTTTTTTTCGGGTGGGTGGGCCCATAGTTTTCAAGCTCAACTGGCGCGTGTCTTGAATTCTGGGAACGAGCTGTTATATTACCACGGATCAGTCTTTGCGCCTCGGGGGTTAAACAAACCTGCAAGGCCTGATCCCTGGACACTAGCGCCTGATCGCTAGCGCCATTGATGGTGTAGAGCCCTGGTCGACTGGGCTCAATCTAGTGTCCTGGGATCAGTCAACGCGCCGCCGCCGCTAGAACACAGAGACTCTGGCGTTGGCTGGTCTTTATCTTTTCTAATGGGCTCGAGCGTGCAAGCGCTCAAGCCTTTTTTAGTTATATAAAAGGGTGGGCCCGTAGGGCACAAGCTCACAAGGAAAAAATTTAATAGTTGACAGGCGACAGGCCAGCTGTTATAGGTGGGATTTTATGGGATGTATTTATGAAAATAAAAGAGGCTGACAAAATAATTGTTTCATTGTCGAAGCCTGACAAGATGCCTGGATTTGCTTATGGCCTGCCAGCGTGGGAGTGTAAGACAGGCTCGAAGCTTGCGAAGGTTCCCGGCAGCGTGTGCGCTGGCTGTTATGCAATGAAGGGCAACTATACAAGGTTCCCGGAGATCAAGCGCGCACAGTATCGAAGGCTGGCAGCGATCAGACACCCGCTTTGGGTCCGAGCTATGACCGCGAAGATTAACAGCGCGGCGGTGAGCAAGCACAAAGTATTTAGATGGCACGACGCCGGCGACGTGCAGGACCTAAGACACCTGGCGAAGATCTTCAAAGTATGTAGACTCACACCACAGGTGGAACACTGGATGCCAACGCGCGAAGCGTGGACTAAAAAATATATTAAAAGAGCGCCAGCAAATCTTGTTATAAGATTTTCGGGCACAATGATTGATCAACCAGCGGTTGAGAGCTGGCCCAATACATCGACCGTGGTGACCAGCGGCAGGACGTGCCCGGCACCGGACCAGGGCGGCCAATGTGGGACCTGTCGCGCTTGCTGGAATCCGAATATCAAAAACATTGCATATGGTAAACACTGATGGCCTGGTATCATCCTAATTATTATAAAAAACTGAGAGCTAACAGGCAACAGGCTACAGGCAACAGGCCACGAGCTGACAAGCAACAGGC